GACTATACAGCGGAATATGGCCCTGGAGCGCCAATTCCACTTACAAATCGCATTTTAGTGCCATTTTTGATGCCTAAAATGAAGATTGTTGACTTCCTATCTCACTTGTTCAAGATGTTTAACCTTGTTGGATACGAGGAAAGAAATATTGATGGCTCTTGGCAAATAAAAATTGAGCCATTAGACGACTATTATGCAGATGGTGTCAGTTATGATATTACTCAATACATAGATATATCTGAAAGCACTGTAGCGCGTGTTACGCCTTACGGCTCTATCGACTTTGATTGGCCGGAGCCTAAGACATTTTTAGCTATAAATCAAGCCGAGATAACTGGTGATGATTTTGGCGCATCACACTTTGACGCTCAGTATTTCGACGAAGGTGACTCTGGGTCTAACAGTCTCCTGTTTGATGGTGGTAACTATGAGGTTATGCCTAAGTTTGAGAAAATGATATATGAGCGAATGACTGATGTAGATACTGAGGACTTGACCGATTTACAATGGGGGTGGTTTGTTAATGACAACAAGCGAAACGTGCCAGAGCCAACTATAGGTGCTCCACTATTGATGTTTATTGAGAAGGAAGAGTTAACATCGCAAGATATAGACTGGAATACTGGCGCGACCTCTACAGCATACAACAGGCCGTCCTCGGTGAAGGGTAATAACAAGATAACATTACACTTTAACGCTGAGTTTGACGAATGGACCAGGGAGGTTAATGAAAATAGCTTGTTTAAGCTATTTCATTCTAAATACATAACAGCCATATATTCTCCTTACGCTAGGAGGTTTATATGCGAGGCTTATCTTCCGTCAACAATGCACCTTAAAATGGAGCTTAATGACACTATGCTTATAAACAATATACCGTTTATAATAGATAGCGCAAAGACAAATCTTACCACAGGCAAAACTATGTTTGAACTACTGAGGGTGACGGATGAGAATACTGTTTACGAAATGCCTCCAGAATATGCTAAAGGCGTTGTGTGGAATATTATAAGTAAAACTTGGGATGGATTAAATAATAATTGGGAAGTAACATAACATTATGCTTAATTTAAAACAAATAATAGAATTGCTTAATAGCGACGACTGGTATATCGGTGATTATCACATAGATGTAGCTAAGGGATTGAGAGAAATACCAACATCATTAAAAGAAGTAAAACCATTCTTTAAAAGAAACAAAAAATACAGCTAAAAATGGCCGAGCAACAAACATTCACAATCAACATAAAGGTAAAGGACGACGGTACTACTGCAACTTTAACAAACCTAGCGACCAAGGCGAAAGTAAGTGGCGTGCAGCTTGACGCGCTAAAGGCTAAGTATCAGGGATTAGCGAATGCAATGGCAGGTTCTAGTCAAAATGTAAAGATGACGGCGGACTCATTCCAACACTTTGCCGACACAGCCTCAGGCGCCTCTAGAGCCTCAGGTGGTGCTGCATCGTCTGTTATGGAACTTGGTCGTGTTATGTCGGATGCGCCTTATGGCATTCGTGGTGTGGCGAACAACTTGTCACAATTAGCATCGAACATGTTGTTTACAGCGCAACAGGTAGACAAGACCACAGGTAAAGTCATTGGGTTTTCCGGTGTTATTAGTCAAATGGGCAAGGCCATGATGGGGCCTCTAGGTATATTGGTGGCTATACAGGGCTTATTAGCCTTGTTAGAGGTCTTGTCATCAAAGCTCGGGAAGGCAGAGAAGTCCATGAACGAGTTTACTTACGCAGGTATTACCACTACAGTAGTCCGCCTCGGTTATCTTAAGGATGTTCTTAATGACTCAACTGTGTCTTTAGAAGAGAAGACTGAAATGGTAAATAGAGCCAACGGGGAATTTGAAGAGTTAAACTTGACCTTGGATGAAAACGGTCAGTTAACCACCGCTTCGGCTAATTCCTTGCAGGCATACACGCAGGAGCTTATGAAAGCCGCTACGGCTGCCGCTGTAATGGAGGAAATGACTACAATGACGAAGGATGCGATGAAGCTAATGGTGGACGGTCCTGAGGGGTTCCTCAGTTATATTGCTCGATTAGGAGGGATGGCACAAGGCCTGACCTGGGAACAGGCAGGAAATATTTACAGCATGGACTTGTTGAAGGACATAGCCGACAGGATGGATAAGTTTAAGCAGTTTATGAACAATAACGACCTTAATCCTTATGTGTTCGACCCCAAAAAAACCAAAGATAAAAACAAGAAAAATGCCGAGAAGGTTGTAAAAAGATTCTTCCTTGACCTGGAGAAAGAGATTAACTCTGCCGCCAAAAGGTTCTACGATGCTAACACTAGGAACATATGGGAGCTTCTTCAGATGGAGCAAGCCGCAGAGCAAGACGCTCTTACTAAGCAGTGGGCAGATTACCAGGCGAAACTTGACCTTCAAGAAACATACCTGGCTGAGAAACTCAGAAAAGGCTTAATCTCTCAAACCTTCTACAATGAGCAAATGGCACAGTTGGATGAAGACGGCAAGCAGGGTGAGCACGAGTACCAAGTCGCTATGGACAACCTTAAATTGGCTCAAGACGCTGAGACCAATAGAAAGATGGCAGATGCTAGGAGAGACCACTTGGCGAACTTGCGTGCCATTGAAATGGAAGGCGCATTGTTGCAGCAGGAACTTACCGGCCTAAACATCGAGTACGAGGACGATTTCCTAAATCAGCACTTGGCTGACATTCAGTCTAACTACGAATTGGCCCAGGCTGACTTGTATGTTAGGAAAATGGAGGCTTTTGAGGCAGGGAAAGAACTTGATGGGTATGACGAAGAGGCCAAGAACCTGAGGATGCAGAGAGACCTTGACGTTGCAGCCACAGAGGGGGAACTTGCAGAGAACCGTGTAGAAACTATGCAGTATGTTGGTAATGCTTTTTCCGCCGTATCAGACCTTATTGGCAAGGAGACAGCCGCAGGCAAGGCCCTAGCAATTGCCGCGGCTACTATTGACACATACGCCGCAGGGGTTCAAACGATGAAAGACCCTACAATACCTAACGGACCGGCTAAAGTTGCAGCGATGATTGCTGTAATTGCATCAGGTTTGGCTACTGTGAAAAAGATTGCCTCGACAAAAGTACCTGGAGGAAAAGACTCCTCTGGCGGAGGTGGCGCATCGACCACGTTTAACCCTAACTTTAACATAGTGGGGCAATCTGCAGAAAATCAATTAGCAGAAACAGTAGCTGGTCAAGCTGCCGGTCCTGCTAGAGCGTATATTGTTTACGATGATATTGCTAGTGCAAATGAGATTGAGGCGAACTCTGTCCATTCCGCATCATTCGGATAAATAGAACAAAACGAAACAAAAGGAGTTTTAATAATAGGATTTCAAAAATAACAGTATGGAACAGTTAGAAACTATTGAATTATTTGTCGACGACCTTGACGAAACAGGGATTGAGGCAATATCTTTGGTTGAATATCCTGCCATTGAGGAAAACTTTGTGGCACTATCAAAGCAAAAAATAGAACTACAGACTATGGATGAAGACAAGCGCCTTGTAATTGGCCTTGCTCTTATCCCAAATAAGCCGATTTACCGCAACAATAAAGGTTACGAGTATAATATAACCTTTAGCGAGCAAACGGTCCGCAAAGCGGCTGAAAAGTACCTTAAATCGCTTAAGATACACAACACTACTGTCGAACACGAGATGGAAGTCGGTGGAGTATTCTTGACCGAGTCCTGGATAGTAGAAGACACTAAGAAAGATAAGACTGCATTGTACGGATTGCAAGCGCCTGTAGGTTCTTGGGTTGTTTCTATGCGCATCGAGAATGATGAGGTATGGGCGAAGGTGAAAGACGGAGAATACTTAGGCTTCTCAATAGAGGGGATATTCAAGGACAAGGAGCACTTGTCTAGCCAAGAGATTGATGTCTTTGAGAAGATGAATGAACTGATTGATGAATACAAGGAGAGTCTTGAGAAAACATATAGCGATTACCCTCAAGCAGCCAGAAACAATGCTAGAAGAGCATTGAAGTGGAAGGAAGAAAATGGCAGCTCTTGCGGGACTCCCGTGGGCTGGCGTCGTGCATCGCAATTGTCAAGCGGACAGGCGATAAGTCGCTCAACGATTGCCCGCATGGCATCGTTTAAGCGACACCAACAAAACAAGGATGTTGCTTATTCAGAAGGGTGCGGGGGAATTATGTGGGACGCTTGGGGAGGCTCTGCTGGAGTTAATTGGGCCATATCCAAACTCAAAAAGATAGACAGTGAGAAGTAATCGCTACATAAAACACTATAGCTCGCCCAGGACTAACCGGAGAGCTTGTCTTTGTGAAGACAGGGACACCTATTCGAGAAAATGCTGTAAGGGAAAACTTATAAATCAGGGAATAGGTGAAATAAGTGGGTCTGTGGTTAGGTCATATTTAAGACAAGAAGACAGCAATTTAATCTTACAAGAAGATAATCGTAAAATCATTCTATAATGGCAGATAAGAAAATATCACAATTAAGCTCGGCAAGTCCTTTACAAGGGGATGAAACATTTCCAGTGGTTCAATCAAACACAACAAAGAAAACAGATGTTCATTCGGTAAAGAATTACATAGTACCTACAAACCTAACGGTCTCACAGGGAACTATTGTTGATTTAGCTGAAGATGTTTCTGACAATGCTTTTTTAATAAAATTAACTTGGTCTGGCGGCAATGGCACAATGGAAATTTATTTACCAAGTGCAGTAAGTAATACAAATAGAACAATTCGTTTGGTGTCTGATGGAACTTTTACAAGCAACACAAAGGTACACCTTATCCCTGCTGAAGGTGAAGAATTAGATGGTTCTTCTACTTTCTATCAAATAAACAAATCATACGAAGGCATTAAGGTTTGGTCAGATGGTTCGGAGTGGTTTATTATTCAGAAGAAAGCGTAAAAATAAAACAGATTAACTGTTTGTTAGTTTTAATTATATAAATAATATCGGATTATGAGAACTGCTAAAGAATTGTTTAACGAGATTGTTAAATTAGCCTCGTCTGTAGGTCAAGAGACTGAAGTAGAGGCACAAGAAGAAAAGGTCCACGAGGATGTTGTTCTTTCAGAAGAGCAACCTCAAGCTGTATCTGAGGATGTTGATTTGGTTGAAGATGCTCCTGTAGAGCAAATGCCAGACGAAGAAACTCCCAAGGGCGATTATGTGACTCGTGCCGAATACGAGTCTACTGTTCGTGAATTAAAAGAAATGTACGAAAAGGTACTAGAGGTTGTGTCTCCTGTTGAAGGAGACGATGTTCCTGCTGACCTGTCTAGCGACAAGCAAAAAGTCGAGCTAAATGACGAGGTTGAGGGAGCGGTAGAAGAAGATGCTGCCGTTGAGGCAAAGCCAGAACCTGCTGCTGACGACCTAGTACACACGCCTGATGCAAATGTAGAGAAGAAACAAATGTATTTGTACGGGCAACAAAGAGCAAAGACTACACAAGATTATGTCTTTACATCTATTTTCAACAAAAAGTAATTAATTAAATCTAAATTTTATTTAAAATGGCTACAACCACAAACATCACTAGCACGTATGCAGGGGAACACGCGCTTCCTTATTTGCAGGCTGCTTTATTGAACCCTAGCACTATCCGTAACGGTGGTGTTACAGTTAAACCAAATGTTAAATACAAGCAAGTCTTGAAGAAAGTTGCTATGAGCGACTTGATTAAGGACGGGGAGTGTAATGTAAACTTGACAGGTCAAGTTGATGTTACTGAAAACGTCCTTGAGCCACTTGAATTCCAAGTGAACTTTGAATTGTGTAAGTCTGACTTCCGCGATGACTGGGAGGCTATGCAAATGGGTCTTTCTGCTCATGACAACCTTCCTCCAAACCTACAGTCTTTCATCATCGCTAAGACTGCTGCTGAGGTTGCATCTGCAAACGAAACCATCATTTGGTCAGGTGACAAAACAAACCCAGGTGAGTACGACGGACTTGTAACACTTGCCACTGCTGACGCAACGGTTATTGACCAAGCTAAGACTACTGTTACTGCTGCTAACGTCATTGACGAGTTGGGTAAGATTGTCGACAAGATTCCAGCTACAATTTTCGGCAAAGAAGACCTTTATATCTATGTTTCTTCTAATATCTATCGCGCTTATGTTCGTGCTCTTGGAGGATTTGGAACTTCTGGACTAGGTGGTAACGGTTTTGAAGGACGAGGGAACAATCAGGTGCTTGGTGACTTAGCTTTCGACGGTGTAAAAATCTTCTTAGCTGAGGGGATGCCTGCCGATACTGCTATGGCTGCCCAAGCATCCAACCTTTTCTTCGGCACATCTTTGATGTCTGATTGGAATGAGGTTAAGGTTCTTGACATGGCTGATTTAGATGGTTCGCAAAACGTAAGATTTATCATGCGTTACACCGCTGCTGTTCAGTACGCCTACGGTTCTGAAATCGTACTTTACGCTTAACAATTAATATGGGTTCAGGGGGCTTAGGCCCCCTTAAACCTGTAAAAAACATTAATTTAACTCTAACTCTAAAATACTATAACTTATGGCATGCGATATTAGCCTCGGCCGCTTAAAGCCCTGCAAGGATAGTGTTGGTGGTATCAAAAACATCTACTTTGTAAACTATGACGACTTCGGTACGATTAGCTACAATGTGACTGATACCGACGTTATTGATAGCCTTGATGGTGGCGGAACAGAAACACCAAGCGCTTACAAATATGACGTACACTTTTCATCTAGCTTTACGCAAAATATACAATCCTCAACAGAGAACGGTACTACCGCCTTTGAGCAAGTTTTAGAAGTAACACTTCCAAGACTTACTAAAGAGGACCACAAAGAAATTAAAATGCTTGCATGGGGACACCCACACATCCTTGTAGAGGACCAAAATGGTAACATCTTTGTTGCTGGATTGGAAAACGGAATGGAAGTGACTGGTGGAACTATTGTTACTGGGATGGCAATGGGAGACCTTTCTGGATACACTTTAACACTAACGGGTATGGAGAAGGTTCCTGCTAACTTTTTGGGAGCTGACCTTGTCACCGCTGGTATTACTATTGTAGGAGGAGCATAACATACTTTGTTTCTATAGATTAAATTGGGCTGCCTTTGGCGGCCCTTTTTAGTATAATAAAAAACAAAAATACGTTTTTGCAGTTTTAATAGTATGAGAATAGTAGACCCAAACGAAGCATCTTTTATTGTAACCTATCACGGGCGTAGCGTGAATACAGTTTTTGCTGGGATAAATAGAAACTATATATTCAGAGAAGAGGGTACTGGGCGTGTATTTGATAGCGCAAGTGAAGGATTACCTCCATCTGAAGAGGTGCTTGCTGGTGGTGGTTCTGGGCTTTTTAGAATAGTTGCCACACACGGCACGTTCATGAAGGAGGGACGAAGATACCAACTTGTAGTATATACAGATGACACTTATAGATTCGTGCGCCACAGAGAGATTATTTATGCTACAGCCAATAATGAGCATAACGAGCCTTACTCAATAAATACTAACGAATTCACGACAGACATTAACGGCGACACGAACGAGTATATAATAGTAGAATAACATGGACAATAAAAACAATAGCGTAAGGATAGTAAATTTAGCTGACTATGAAAGGCCAGTTGTAAAAGAATCTACCAATAAGGAGTGGGTGGAATACGGCACTTACAACGATTACTTTGACGTAATTATTCAAAGATACCTTGGCTCTGCAACAAACGCTCGCTGTATCAATGGTATTAGTGATATGATTTATGGTCGTGGCATTGAGGCCACTGACCGAAACGTAAACTACGAGTCATATCTACAAATGAAACACCTTATCGACGAGAAAGAACTTCGCAAGGTTGTTGGTGACAGAAAACTGTTGGGGCAAGCTGCCTTTAAGGTAGTTTACAACAAGAACAAAACCAAGGTTGCCGCCATTAAGCATTTCCCAATGGAGACGTTGCGTGCTGAGAAAACCACGGACGGCGTGATTAAGGCGTACTATTATCACCCTAAATGGAAAGAAAAAAAGAACTCAGAGCAACCAAGGAGAATACCAACATTTGGTCATGGCAATAAAAATGAAACAGTTGAGCTGTACATTGTAAAACCTTATGTGTCCGGATTTTATTACTACTCTCCCTGTGACTATCAATCTTCATTGCAATATAGCCAGCTTGAAGAAGAAGTTTCAAACTATCACTTAAGCAATATTGAGCAAGGACTACAGCCCAGCCTGTTAATTAACTTTAACAATGGGGTTCCGTCTGAGGAAATACAGCAAATGCTTGAGAACAAAATTGCTGATAAATTCTCAGGAAGTAGTAATGCCGGAAAGTTTATATTAGCGTTTAACGAGGACAAGGATACAGCGGCTACAATTGACGCGGTGCATCTTCCGGACGCACACGCTCAATACCAATTCCTGGCAGATGAATCACGTGAAAAGATTATGTTAGGTCACGGGATTGTGTCTCCTATTCTTCTTGGGATTAAGGACAATACAGGCTTCGGGAATAACGCAGAAGAGCTAAGGACCGCCAGCATTATCATGGACAATATAGTGATTTCTCCGTTTCAGAACAACATTATTCAGGGATTAAACGAGATTTTAGCCTACAACAGAATATTCTTGTCACTATACTTTAAGACATTGCAGCCAATTGAATTTGTGGAAATGGACAATATATCCACTAGCGTCGTCAGAGAGAAGGAAACAGGAGAGAAGTTATCCTCTGACATGACCAACGAGGAGTTTGAAGCTATACTGGCCTCTAATGACGTAGAAGAGGCTAGGAGTGGATTAAAGAAACTATGGGATAAATTAACAAGAAAGTAAGATGACGGCATTATTCATTTCAACCAAATATTTAAAGCGCAAGAGCATTATCGATGGTCAGGTCGACGACGACAAGCTCGTGCAGTTTATTGAAACCGCACAGGACATTCATATTCAGAATTATCTAGGGACGAACCTGTACAAGAAATTGCAGTCAATTATTATTGACGGCACTGTTGATGATGCAGTTAATGCAGACTACAAACTACTCCTTGTTGATTATGTAAAGCCGATGCTTGCCTGGTTTGCTCAATCTGAGTACATTCCTTTTAGTGCATATAGCATGAACAATGGTGGTGTATTTAAGCACACATCAGAGAACGCAGAAAGTGTAAGCAAAAACGAAGTAGATTACTTAGTAGAAAAGGCTCGTAATACAGCAGAGTACTACACACGTAGATTTGTTGATTACATG